CTCGCCCCATATGTCACCATACGGAACTACTGTACAAACTGCAAAATGGTAGTTAAAAAACTTCTAATTAGAACGTAGAATAAAAAACCAATTTGACCTTATGTACAGGCGAGGCAATCTGACTCTTAAAGTTGCCACCTAGCTAAAAGCCTCGAGACAAAACTCGAGGTAAAATACCAGGTGACTCCTATAAAGAGTCGAGAATTGTCTCCTATATGCGCTAACATATGACGTGCGGGTCGCTCGCACGATTATACTCATACCTATGTTTCCATAGTTGCATGAATATTATCGAATTCTAAATAAGACACTCGATCGAATTCTTACAAACTCGAGTGAATAATTATAAATTATGAAATTTACACTGAGACTTCTTAAGAAGTTTCAGTGAGGGCATACTCATAATAAATGGGTACGCCAGTGAAAAAGAATAAGGAAAAGTCCTCACCAACAGCGACATGCTCTTGGAAGACAGTTCCCAAACGTGCAGGATTAGGACCAGTTTGATCAATCAACACATCAGCCGTACGAACGACATGTGAATTACAGTCCAAATCTTGAGCCTGGACGCTCCTTGCAGCAGAAAACCTTTGAGGATAATAATAAGGCAATTCAGCCTCAATAGTATTATTAATCGTCAAATTGGTTGCAGCTGCACCAGCACCAGAAGCGTTTGAAAAACGTGCTGACAAATACTTCTGGATATTCTGCCTAGTCTCAGTCAATGAGTAGAAAGTGAAGTTAAAAGTTCCATTTCCACTATTCGAATAACCTGTTCTAAGAACATAAGGTGACTGAGTAGTATTAACAGCAGAGAAAAAGAATTTTCTCCTTAAAGCTCCACGGAATCCAGCATAAGCTGGAGTGAACCATGAAACATATGGTGTCGGTCCGACTGTCAATGGTGTAGTACCATCGGCAGCCAGATCAATACCTTTAGGATCATAACCAGTGTAATAAGGCATATTCTTATTCCTAACGCTGTTTAAACGGACAGTATCAGCAAGAGCTTGAGAAGGATTCCAAAACCTAGTAAACGTATAACGTTTACACAATTCTCTGATAGAACATGGTGGATCACCATAATAAACCAGATAAGTGTTATCAGTTTGTTCACCTTTTCCTGCAATTTGCATCAACTCTCCTGAAGCTGTTGGTTTATCGCTTTGAGTAGTATCACCAGTCTCTGTATTAGGTTTACTACTTTGCGAGTCCAAAATTTCTTCTTCATCAAGATATTCAATGAAAGACTGAGAAGGAAGAGGTTGAGGAAACAAATGGAAGTTATTGATCTTACCATTCGTAGGAGCAGCCAACTTAAAATCATCACAAGCAGAAACGAAAACATTAATGGTAATTGGAGCATCAACACTTGGAGATACAAGATCGTTGAGAACAACCAATTCCAAAATGCCGTTGCCTTCCGTATTATTCTGCAAAAGACGTGAAACCGATGAAAAGTTGGAGCCCGTGGAATATGGTGTACCACATTCCTTCCAAGGCTGGGATTGACCCCACCCGACAACAATTTCAAAATCATCTGTCTCGGCGATGTCAATGACACGGGAATAATTCGTGTTATATTCCACCGATGACGTAAATTGATTCGGGTCCCATCGTACAAGGATACGTCCTTTGTGAAAATCACTTTTGACAATCTGAAACCTAAATTTCAGAGATCCTTGCCACTGCTCAAAAATAGAAGCCATATGTGCCAAAGGCGTCATATGAACCTCTCCATTCACGTTATCAAGTTGCATAGGTAACACACGAGTGTTCCATAGCAAATCATCCACAGAATCTGAAGGTGACCAGCCGAACTGGGTGAGATAAGACTCTCTCTTGACATAATCAAGAATACCCATTTCATCACTGCCATCCAAACCTGTAGTACGTGAATCAACAGTAACCTCTGCCTTGGAATCCAATGTCAACTTCATTGCAGCATCAGCTGCATCAATGTTGGCAAGATTTCCAGTAGGCGTAGGCTTAAACTGAACAATGTCAGTAATAACAGTAGGTCTACTATAACCAAAAAGTTGAGCAACCTTACTGACAGCATTGGACCCAATTTGGGTAGCTGTCATATAAGGACCAATGATTGGCAAATTAGACAAAGCACCTGCTGCTTTAGCAATAGCCGATGCTGGTTTAGAAATAATTCCTGAACCATATTCATCAGCTGATGCAATATTGTTGCGCTCATCCTTAGCTGATCTACGTCCACTTTGAGAAGTAAGAGGTGGATCAGATGAAGTAGGAATAGTGAGAACAACATCAGATGCCCATACATAAATTGTCACAGTTACAGGATCATCTCCTCCATTTGCGTGAAGAAGATTTCCAAACGAACTAATGACAATTTCTCCCATATCGCGCCAATCGGCACTAGGGATACTCAGGTAATTCTTGTCCCAGAAGAATGGCAATGCCAATTCTCCTCCACTATTTGTGGTAGGGTTCAAGAAAAAATGTGGCTTCTGGGAAGCTTGAATCAAATCCTGAGTAATAAAATTGCGATCAATTGTAACCTGGTCACCCTTGATGTAAGGATTATAAGATGTCAAAGCACGTCCATAATGAAATTTAGTGCCTGAAATAACAATCTTCACATTAAGTTTCATGCGAAGCAACTCATAGTTCTTGATTTTATCACGAACATAAGTATTTTCACAAAAAGCTGTCCAAGGATTGAATTTATAGAAAAAGGGCTGACCAACAACCCAAGTTTGCGCTGATTCACGCAATGGACGTTGGAGAAAATTCCCCAACTCACTATCGGTATTGGTAGCTAAGTCCATGGTAGGTTCATAGACACCAACTTTTTCTGTAACCCAACCAGCATCTTGATCCGCAAAAGCAGTAATCTGCTCGGTAGTCATAGGAGACAATTCTTTCTCAGTAGTTCCTACTGGAGGAGCATCGTCACCCATCATACCTGATTGCGAAATAAGAAGCATAGATTCCAATCTCTCAATACGGTTTTGCAATTGCTTGCAATGACGGTATTTCTTTGATAATTTATCACGCAATTCTTTATTGCGCAACTTAAGGCTTTTAACCTCATCGAGTTCATCAAAAGACTCGACCCTATGGATTTTACTGATATCCATAGAAAAATCATCCGAATTTACGGCTTCGGCAGCCTCATATAAAGTGTATAAAGTATTAGTAATGTAATTTATGAAAATATTATGCAAGGTACATCAATCTATACATAACAGTGCTATTTTGTTGGGCGTCACCCCGTCGCTAAAAAACGACTATACACGACTATCTGTGTAGCTGTCCACACGATCTAGGTAATGCAGAACCTAGAAAAGTATGCGTTAATCATATCACAGA